CGGGTTCTACATTACGTGCACCCAGCCAAATGACTACCTCGAAGACATCTACGCTATCGGGGGTATTCTGGTAGGTCGTAACGCCTCGGCTGCGTTTAACGCGGAAGGGGCGAACTCGGTTGTAAATTGCTGCGGAGTTATTAACGCCCGTCTGGGTGGTGCTGTTTATTCAGGCAACCCTCCTTCACAGCCCGGCAATCCCGGCGCGCACCCCGGAGAAATCCAACTTCCTACAAATGATGGGGGGCGGCTGACCAACATTCTTGTTTGGAACAACCGCTTGCCCGATGGAAGCCGCGCTCATTTGGATGGAGGCTTTGCGCTGCAATTGGGTTTGGTCGGCTACAACGGCGAGAGCGACACGTTTGGGCAAACATACGGTGCCTGCGGGGTTATCGAGTACGACCCTGCCATCGCTACGCCTGCGTTTATCGACATCCTTAGAAAGCTCGGAGAAGAGCACGGCGTTGAGACAGTGGACAGCAGCGGCAATGTCGCAACGCGGTTTATCATCTCGACGGCAGCATAACCACATATTCAGGGGCTGGACTAACATCCGGCCCCTGTTAGGAGAAATGGCCGTGAGCCTAGAACATCACGCCTCCGAGAGCATTTACGCAGCTGGCAAAGCCTCGCCTGCGTTGGCCGTAACCGGAGCAACAGTAGCAGGCGTAGACCTGCAGACATGGGTGCTTATTGCTACCCTACTTTACACGGTCTTGCAGGTCGCACTGCTCGTGTACAATTTTATCAAAGACCGATTAACAAAGGAAGATTAAATGGCAGCCACAGACAAGGCGCTAGGTACCCTTCACCAGAAGCTCGCTGAAGTTCTTAGCGAGGCCCTCGACGGCACTAACGTCGAAGGCTGGGAAGACCCAGAGTCGGGTGAGGTGATCGAAGCGCAAAACATTCCGCCAAGCGCCTCTGTTCTAACGGTTGTCGCTAAGTTCCTTAAAGACAATGAAGTCACCTGTGACGTACAGCAGAACGACGAGTTGGCGGACATGACAAAGCGTCTGCGAGAGAAGCAGCAAAAGCTGAGCTCTGCGGACCTGTCGTCCATCAAAGACCACAGCAGCTTTATGGGTAGCGCGTAATGGCACGCGAAACCTCGGAAGCTGCGCTGCTGCGTTGGCGGACCCTAGAGGTTCTCCAGCAGGTGTACGCGTCTTTCGATAGTTTTCTTCTGGCGGGGATGGATCATCTGGGTTTCCAGACCAGCCCCGTCCAGAGGGACATCGGCTCATTCATTGAGCACGGGCCTCAGTACTGCATGGTACAGGCTCAGCGCGGACAAGCGAAAACGACTATCACAGCACTGTACGCAGTATGGTGCCTCATTCACCGCCCCAACCACCGTGTGCTGATCCTGTCAGCTGGTGGTAAACAGGCGAACGAAATCTCTACCCTAATCGTCCGGCTTATTATGACCATGGACGGTCTGGACTGCCTACGACCGGACTCCACCAACGGGGACCGGACATCGGTGGAAGCCTTTGACGTGCACTACACGCTCAAGGGTATCGACAAATCACCATCAGTGGCCTGCATCGGTATTACCGGTAACCTTCAAGGTAAGCGTGCAGACCTCCTGATCCCGGATGACATCGAAAGCTCCAAGAACGCACGGACCGCGACAATGCGGGAACTGCTCATGGACCTCACCCGGGACTTTACCTCAATCTGCGCAACGGGGCGTATCCTGTATCTGGGTACACCACAGTCGCAGGAGAGTATCTACAACACCCTACCGGCGCGGGGCTTCACGCTGCGCATCTGGCCGGGGCGGTATCCTACCCACGAACAGAGAGAGCATTACGGAAACATGCTCGCTCCATACATCGCCTCCAAATTGGAACGGGATGCGGGGCTTTGCTCTGGTGGTGGGGTACTAGGGGACCAAGGTAAGCCTGTCGATCCCGAGTACCTTACAGAAGATGTGCTACAGAAGAAAGAGATGGACCAAGGTCCGTCGTACTTCCAATTGCAGCACATGCTCAATACGCGCCTCATGGACGCAGAACGCTATCCGCTCAAGACTGAAGACTTGGTAATGCTCCGAGCCAACGGCCCCGAGGGCATGTATCCCATGTCAGTAACTCGTGGCTTCGGCGCAGCATCTCTGACTCCCATCTCCGTGCACAGCACTTCTTACAACCTGTCGAGGCCGCATGAGGTATCGCAAGAGGTTGCCAAACTGCAGGGCATCGTAATGTACGTTGACCCCGCAGGCGGTGGTAAGAACGGGGACGAAACCGCCTACGCAGTCACAGGCTTCCTGAACGGGAACGTCTGGCTGTTGGCAGCCGGTGGTATTCCCGGGGGGTACAGTACTGACCAGATGACGAAGCTCGCCCAGATCGCAGCCAAGTGGAAGATCAACAAGGCTATCGTTGAGCAGAACATGGGCTACGGTGCTTTCCGCGAAGTTTGGCTGCCGGTCCTTAGGCAGCACCATGACTGCGCGGTAGAGGACGACTACGTGCACGGGCAGAAAGAGCTCCGCATCGTGGAGACCCTAGAGCCCGTAATGGCTCGCGGCTCACTCATTGTGGCCGAGGGC